AAGGTGTTTTAACCAAACTGTTTCAATAATTAGTTTCTGTAAAAAGATAGACATGTTATCAGCACGCTCTTTAGAGGCACTGATAATCATTATCTTCTTTTCGCTATTGTTAAACAAAGTCCAAAGAACAAAAGCACCAGTAATCCAGGACTTTCCAACACCCCGGAAGGCTTGGATTTGTAGACGCTTGGGACCGTGTTGTAGGTAATCTGCGATAGCGTATTGAGCACGGGTAGGAGAGGGTAGGTCTAATTGGCTCCAGAGAGCCTGTAGGAAGAGCTTAAAGTCGCTTCGTAGTAGTTCTATCGTATCCATAGTTTAAGGTGGGTTGTAGGGGCTTGTAGGGGTCTCTCAGGGCGTTCCTCCTTTGTTCAGCTTGTCAACCATATCATCGAACGCTGCACGTTCAAGTGGTGGGATTGTTCTGCGGTGTTCAGAAAGGACCTGATTTAACCGTTTTAGGCTTAGTTCTTTTTGTGGAATAAGGTATTCTTGAGCAAAGGTAATATATTTTTCCAATAACTCATCCATATTTGTAGGATTACCTATAATTTTCTCCACCTTATCTGTACGGATTTCAACGCCTGCACCACTTTCTTTAAAGAATGAATGGATTGCAAGTTTAGGATCCATACCACGTTTCTTAGCTTTAGCGGTATCATGGGCTCCACCGGGGACATCAATAATACCAGACCTAACATTACCCATACCACTACCTGTTAAAGCCCTGTGAAGCTCAAACAACGCCACAACATCATCATCATCACCCAATTCCAAAGCTTTCTTAACCCAAGGAGTTGTCATAGCTTTAGTTGTGGCATGATGTTGATCTGCCATAAACTCTGGGTTAGTGGGGTCAGGGTTTTGGAATGCACGCTTTTCAAAGATATCAGGGTCATCAGGTGTAGCCAATGTTGAATACTTAGCATCACCACGTTTCTTAACTTTACTGAGACGTTCAGTTAATGTGTTTCTGTCAATTTCACCTGCAGCAAATTGCTCCATAAAGTTCTGACGGCGAGCAGCGTCTGCTGCACCTTGAGCACGGAGCTTACCTACACCCTCAACAAACTCATCTGCCTGACCAATACCAGGCTTTACATTAGGAATCTGTTTTAATATTCTAGGATCAGTTACAGTTAAACCAGTGGCTAACACTACAGCACCACCAGCAATTTTTAAATCACCAACACCAGGCGTTAACAGGGCTCCAGCAGCTCCAGCAATAGGAGTGCTGATATCACGACTAACTCCAAGCTTATCACCGATATATTCGACACCACTAGCAATATAATCACTGGCTGTGTTTTCTGCTTCACCAAGAGTTTCTGGTGTAACCATTATGCTTGGTTCAGTTTGTGGTTGGTTTTCAGGTTTAAATGATTCTCGGACTTGTGTTAAAAAGGTGGGCGCATATTTAATAGCGCCACCAATTTGACGAATTCCACCTTGAAGCATCCCACCTAATTGGTTAAATGCATCACCAATGTTGGGTGTATAATCTAAACCCAACGGGTTGTCTTCATCGTACATTAAGTAATATACTCCATAATTAGTTTTTCACGGAGTCTATTAACTCCAAATGTTTGTCTCATGTATGAGAGCCAGTTTTGTGTTCCCTTTGTCTGATTACAGTTAAAGCAGGCTGGTACGAGGTTTGTCGATAACGATTCACCACCAAGGCTGCGAGGGTGAACATGGTCAAGTGTGAGATTAGATAGGTCATAAGATTTTCCACAATAAACACAAGTACAATCAAAATGTTCCTTAATAGAGCGCCTCCACAGGCGCTTGGCTTCTGAAGAGGTCATGGCTATTAAGTTGGTAAGGTAGGAATCAGGGTCTGGGAACAAAGGTGTCATCTTTTACTATTGGTTTTACGTGCCCCTTTAGCGCGGTTTTTCTTGCGGGAGACACATTTAAGATTTGAACGGTTGTTATTGTTGGCATTGTTATCGACATGGTCAACTTCTTTGCCGGCACCACATTTCATTTTACGTCGTGCCCGTGTTCGCATCTTGTCTTTGTCTTTGTTCTTTTTACGATATGCCTTCAGGTATTCCCGTCTGGCAGCATATTCTTTTTTATAGTTTCGCGCCATACAACCTCTTCTGAACAAGTTCAGGGTCAATAGTAGGCATGATGTTTGCCAATTTATCTAGTGGGTTACCGTCATATGCAACACCACTAATGTCATTTGTTTTAAGCCAGTCACACGCTGCTTTCAAGTCTTGGGTAGTTGCCTCACCCGATTTGATACGGGCAAGGAACTCCTTTGTGACAAGATTATGCAACTCGTTAAACTGGTCTTCGGTTGCTTTCTTTTTCATATTACACCGGGATACCTTTCAGTAGGACGGTAAGAAGGTGAGATTTTAATCTTCTTTCGTTGGTACGGTCTAATTCTTAGTTTATCCAACAACATCTCAACAGGGTTAGGTGTTGAATAGGTATAACCTGTAGTACCAGGCATAGCATCTTTAGTACCAACTCCAGCACCTTTAGACATAGGACCTTGATAATCACGTTCCTTGTCTGGTTTACCACCAGCATGTGGCAGCCTTGTCATTGAAGTGACAGCAGCTTCTTCTTGTTGTTGTTGGATTGTTAATCGTTTTAGGGGGTCCATTACTTACCAAGACCTTTACGTACCATTTCAACAGCAAGGTCATCAACGGTAGTTTCAGTTTCCTTGGCGTAAGCAGATAGCAGGTCAATAACCAACTGTTTAACAGCATCCGACATCAAGAATGCAAAGAGGATTGGACGAAGAATTTTAATCATTTGAAGATAATCCTATCTAGTTTGTTTTCAATACGAGTCATATGTGCCTCCACTCGATCTACAATTTCACTGAGATCTTGTTTTGATACATATTCTTGCGCCACCCTTAATTCCAAAGCATCTACCTTAGAATCCAATGTTGTTACCCGCGAGTGGAGACGGGTAATCAACACACTAAAACCAGTGGCACCTGCTAAAGCAATTGGTACTACTGCTTCTAACATCAGCTCACACGAATCATGACAACAGAACCATTACGGTAGAGCTGATTAACATCAATACCAGCAGCGGCTGCAGCAATGTCATCGGCAGCGTCAGTAAGACCACTTTCAATTACCAGATCACCAAAGACTTCTACTTCAGAGTTAGCTTGAAGAGTAATCTTGTTGCCAAGCACAATACCTGAAGACATAGTGTCATTCAGGAACTTAAGTTCATTACCTGAAGGGTTAACACGACCAAGAGAACCGAAGCTGACATCACCAGTAAAGGTAGGATCAGCTAGCGGTGCCTTGAGAGCAAGCGCTGCATCAGCATCACTTTCGTTTTGATCAACGTCAGCTTGAACAGCGGCTACAGCAGCTGCAGTTGTGGGATCAGCTTCCAATACATCCAACCTTCCGCTAAGAAGACTGTCAGCATCAGCACGAGTTGTAGTTTCAGCATCGAGAAGAGTCTGTGTAGTAGGATCATCTTCAAGCGTATCTAGACGCCCTTCCAGAGCAGCATCAGCATTTTCACGGGCAGTCTCCTCTGCATCGAGAAGGGTCTGTGTAGTAGGATCAGCCTCTAAGGTGTCTAGACGCCCGTCTAAGGCGGTCTCAAGGTTATCTACGACCGTCTGGGTAGTCGGGTCTGCTTCGAGCGTGTCAAGGCGATTTGACAACGTAGTATCTGCAGATTCAAGATTAGATTTAGTTGTTTCATAAGCAGAGGCGAATGCTTCAAGCACTGCCTTAAGGGTAGAAGCATCAGGCAGGGTGGCTGCCGTGAAGGTTCCCATTTCAGTATCGTTCTCTGCAACACCAAGAGCGGTGACCAAAGCAGTCACATCAGTGTTAAGTTCAGATACATCAGCAGCAACAGTTGCATAGAATGCAGGGTCATCGTTGATAGCAGCTGCAAGCTCATTCAAAGAGTTGAGCGTCTCAGGGGCAAGGTCAATGACACCAGCAATAGCTGCATCAATATAGGCTTGAACAAACGCAGAGTTTACGTCGCTGTAGCGACCTGGAGGTACGGTATAAGTCATCAGGTAGTAATAGTAATTGGACCACCAGCCAGTTCATCATTACTGGCTTGACGCTCGGTGTAGAACGCTGCATCAAAGGTGGTTGCAGAATCGTATTCAGGGTAAGCAGGGATGCAGTGCGATGACAAGGTTGCGTCATGCACAGTTGTTTCAATAATAAGTCCAGAGTAAGCCATAGTTTAAAATTAGTAGTAAAGTAAGTTTAGGTTGAAATAGTCACCTGCCTCACTATTGCCTATTGATGCACCAGGAGTTTTATTTGTAACTCTAAATTTGAAGAATCCACCTGTAAGAGCCAGTCGTTCGGTAACCTCAAGGATTATTGCGGTTCCATCTTCTTTAACTAATCTACATTCATCGCCAACTTTTAGTTCAGGGATAATTCTATCTCCCGTAGCCTTTCTATACATAAGTACAGTGCTCAGCCAGAAGAAATATCCTGCCATTAGGCTATCTGAACTTGTTACATATTGCAGCGTGTACTGAAGCGAAGTAGGAGCTTTAGTTACAGAATCTACATACCCTTT